TAGATGTATCTGAATTCGATGACAGAGTAACTCCTGGCATGTTAGCTTACCATGGAAAGTTTACTACCATAAGAAGTGTTAATGATAAATGGGTAACACTTGACTGTGATATGGGTGTTTACCTTTGGCCACATGAAGTAGTAAAACCATGCTAAATAATTAAATATTTTCTTCTGTGGGGCCACAGCTTATATGATATAATAAATGTATAAGATAGTATCTATACTAGGCTTAAAATCAAAGCAGTGGCCTCACATGGCGAGATAAGGGGGTGTAATCATGGCAAGAAAGGTTAAAAAGCCACTTACTAAGCAACAAGCTAAATTTGTTGAGTATGTTTTGGAAGGAAATACCTACACAGACTCATATATTAAGGCATACAATGTAGACACTTCTAAGAGAACAATACAAAGTATAAGGACATCTGCTAATAAGCTAAGAACACAAACAAATATAGTCAAAGCTATTGAGGAAGGACAAGCATTAGTTAATATTCATAATGTAGTGTGGACCAAAGAACAATCATTAAAAGAATTAACAGATATATTACAACAAGCTAAAGATGATATACAGTCAAGGGGAATGACCAAAGTTAATGCCGACTTATTGTTAGGTACAATAAAAGAACTTAATGCTGTGGCTGGTACATACTTTAGAGACCAAAAGAAATATGAGGCTGACATAAGAAAAATAGAAGTAGACCAAGCCAGAGTAGAGTTAGAGAGAACTAAGGTTAAGTATATAATTGAAGGACCTGAGAGTGAAGATATTGGAGCTAATGATGATAACTTCATAGAGGCTCTTGAGAATGCGAGTTCAAATGTATGGGAGGTGCCACAAGATGAAGAACGAGATAAGTCTGGTGAGTAGGGTATTACAGGAACTTGAGAATTTATACCCAGATAAATTATTACATCTGGAGTTTGTAAATGATGATATTGAGTTTTATGATGGTGACTGGAATTATGTTACCAGTTATAGATATTATGTGTGTGTAAATAAATTGGAAGGAGAGTTGAATTAATGTTTTATAAAGAATATGAGACAATGAAAGATTTTTTTATTGGTATAAACCATGAAATAATATTTAATGAAAAATATATAACTAGAGCTAGTAACATGAATTTAATCGAGGACATAATAGTTGATATTAAGTCTACTGGTATGCCAGACTTTAATGTAGCACCTCTTGGATATTCTTCAAGTACAAAGGCAACATTATTATATGGTCAGTATATAGACACTTCTAAATTACATAATCTGATTGAGATGTGCAAAGGGAACAAGGATAAAGGTTCTAAGAAAACAAAGAATACAAAGAACACTATTGTACTAGATTTTGACCCAATAGAAACTGACCCAGAGTTTGGACCTATAGACAATGAAGTATTTTTAGATAATATTAATATGCCATTTAAAAGAGACCAAGGCTGTGTTAAACATTTAATTCTATGCAGAGATAATCCAAGAGTACCTTATTCAAGGGTAAAAGTATTTTTTAGAGCTAGTGAACTGTCAAGAAAGATAGTTCCAGACTTATTCCTAATAACTTGGTTATGTAGTATATTTCCATGTTTTGAATTAGATAGAGTAACACTATATATTAGTCAAGGCTATTTAGTTCCAGCAATACTAGCTAATACTTATGATATAGTGTTGGGCTTAAATAAAGAAATGTTTGACCCAGATAATAACTTCCAGAGAAGTATTCTCTGTGGAATAAGAAGAATTGATAACCATGACCCAAACAAACCAAATGCTGGTAAGGGTTGTTATGGTAGACTGGAACAACTAAAGTATAATGAACTAAGAGGTGTTCCATACAAACAAGTAACACAAGAGATGTATTTCGAGGCATTTAGAAAAAGATATATTAAAGAGTGTGAGGAGCTTGGACTAGAAGTGAATATATAATAATATCCTTCACACAAAGGAGGTGATGTAAGCGATGGCAAAATTTTTTAGAAAAAAAGCTATATTTAAATTCAAACCTTTTAGCAAAAGCCAACAAAAGATATTAACATGGTGGATGCCAAACAGTCCTGTTAAAGATAAAGATGGAATAATAGCAGATGGTGCCATCAGGTGACAGAAGTGGTAAGACATTATCAATGTCGCTATCATATGTAATATGGGCCATGACTAATTTTAATGAACAGAACTTTGGTATGTGTGGTAAGACAATCGGTTCACTAAGAAGAAATGTTATAAACCTATTAAAGATAATGGCTGGTGCAAGAGGTTACACAGTCCAAGACAAAAGGGCTGATAACCTATTAATCATTAGTAAAGGTAAAATAACCAATTACTTCTGGTTATTTGGTGGTAAAGACGAAGCCAGCCAGGACTTAATACAAGGGATAACATTGGCTGGTTGTTTCTTCGATGAAGTTGTTTTAATGCCTGAGAGTTTTGTTAACCAAGCTACTGGTAGATGTTCTGTGGATGGTTCTAAGTTCTGGTTTAATGACAACCCCGAAGGGCCATATCACTGGTTCAAAGTTAAATGGATCGACCAATATGAGGAAAAAAATATGTTGTATTTACACTTTACTATGGACGATAACCTGTCTTTATCTGAAAGGATTAAGAACAGGTATCGTAGTATGTACCAGGGTGTATTCTATGATAGATATATTAGAGGACTATGGTGTATAGCTGAAGGTTTAATTTATACTATGTTTGACCCAAGAGTCCATGTCATGGATACTAGAGATATTGATAGAAGAGATATTGTGGCATATAATATTTCTTGTGACTATGGTACATACAATCCAACTGTGTTCTTATTATGGGCTAAGTTAAAAAATGGTAATCATGTTATACTAAAGGAATACTACCACTGTGGAAGAGAAGAAGGACAAAAGACCGATAGTGAATATGCAGAGGACCTAATGAAGTTTATGGCTGGTTATCCAGTAAGAGAGATTGTAGTTGACCCATCAGCAGCCTCATTCATAACTGAGTTAAGAAAAAGACTTGGCAGTAGATCCAGTATAAGAAAAGCCAAGAATGATGTTCTGGATGGTATCAGACTTGTGTCTTCCCTATTATCACAGGACATATTATTTGTGGATAGGGATTGTGAAATGGTTAAAAAGGAATTTGGTTCATATAGATGGGACGAAGAGGCCAGTAAACATGGTACAGATAGACCCATTAAAGAACAAGACCACACCATGGATGCTATCAGATATTATTGTTTTACTAAGATTGGAAATTATGGTCTAAGAGGAAACTATACTAGATAGGGAGATGATTTATGTGGAAGGTGAACATGAAGTTAGATATAACCCAGATGTTAATATTAACTATGATACCATAGATGAGATAGCTAAATTAGTATTCAATAAAGTACTAGATGTGGTCATGGAGGAAGGTAACAAAACTGAACAAGTATATGTTGATATCCAGGGTGTAAAACCTATTGAAATGGATATACTTTCTGTGGAATTGGCATATCAAGGATTTTCCCATAGATATACACATGATGGTGATTTGGTAATAGAAATAAAAAATCTTTAGAGGAGGCTGATGATGATGAGTATTAAACTTTATAGAACTAAATCTGATATCTACCAGGTGCTAAGATACACTGGAGATAATCTAGATGAGGTTAAACATTTCTTAGGTGAATACCTAGAAGGTATAACTGACAATAAAGATTTGGGCATTAAGATGGGTGGAAGTATTATAATAGCTACTGTTGGTGACTTCCTAATAAAACATGGTAAAGAGTGTTACCCATGTATTCCATCTGTGTTCCAAGATAAATTTGAGGAGGTGTTGTAATTGGTAACTACTACAACTATTAAAGATTTAATCCAAATGGAGTTAGATGGATTATATGGATATGATTTAATCCATGAATTAAATGAGATAATAAGTTACTATGATATCTATGATGGGAATGACCATAAGGTATTTGAAGAACTATTCGTAGATGAAAATTGGAATATGGACTTCCATACAACAAAGAAAAAACACAATTTTGTCCAAGAGCTATTAGATAAAGCTAATAGATTTATGTTTAGTAACCCACCTACAATAGAATGTCTAAATGATGATAATGATACTGAGCTAACTAAATATGTAAACAGGGTATTAAAGGATAATAAATTTGGTGGTAAGGTGAAAAAGGCTGAGCTTGATTGTAGTATTGGTAAAAGGGTTGCACTTAAAGTTGGCTATGATAACAAAAGAAAAAGAATTTATTTTAGATTTATAAATTCACTAGAGTTTGTTTATGAGCCAGAGATAGATGACTCTGAAAGCATTAAAAAGGTAATATTCTTCTACCAACTAAATGATGAACAGGAAAAAGAACGCCAAAGAATATATAGACAGAAATATGAAATGATGGATAATGGACAATGTTGGATGGACGAGAAAATCTATGATGGAAATGGTGAAGTAGTTAGTGTTATTTCCAATTTCTCATATACTGGCCTAGATTTTATGCCTGTGTATGTTATTTTAAATGGTGGACTTACTGGTGATTTATCTGGTAGAAGTGATGTACCAAGACTAATTGATGACCAAAAGGATTATAACAGACTGGACTCTGGTGACACCGATGCTCTTATAAAAGGTATGTTTGAGTCTATATATGGTATCGACCTATCAGCTGAGTGTAGTAAGAAAATAAAGAAAGCTCCTGGTATGTATTATGATTTACAAACTGACCCAGCAGTAAGAGACGCTGATGGTGGTAAAGGTTCTGTGGGTGTGTTATCTTACAACTTTAAATACCAAACTGCATTAGAGAAAAAATTATTAAGAACTAAACTATCTATGTATACTGCTCTAGACATACCATTAGTAACACCAGCTGAACTACAAGGTTTTGTTACTTCTGGTAAGGGCTTGACTTGTTTATATTGGGATCTAATTATTAGATGTAATGATAAGATGACCAGTGATTGGGGTCCAGCATTAGAATGGCTAGCTGATAAGATATTAGTATTAGCCAGAAAACATGGATTAGCTGATTTACCAGAATATGAATATGATGTTGTGGTAACTCCTAACTATGCTCTTCCAGATGATATTCAAGCAGAAGTAGAACTTGATATATCTAAGGTTAATGCCCAAGTAATGTCAAGAGTGGACTTCCTACAAAAATATGATGAAGTATCTGAAAAACAAGCCAATGAAACATTTAAACAAATAGTTGATGAGGGCCAACAACTTGAGAATGACCTATCAATGTCAACCATAAGTGGTGATAGTTCCAACCTAGATGTTCAGACTGTGGAAGACCCAGATGACATGGAGGGAACAGGTTATGGCAAGTAGTGACTATCTAAAAATAATAGATACCTTGTCCAAAAAAAGAGCAAAGGTATCTAATGAGTCCAAGTATCTAATTAAAAAAAGATACTTGGATTTATATAAATATACACAGAAAGAACTGGTTGGTAGAAAGGGTTACTCTAGGAAGTTTTATAAGGAACTACAAAAGAATGTTCTAAAGGAGTTAAGCAACATTGATAACTATACAAACAAACTAACAATTAAAAAAGCCACAGAGATATCTACTGAGATAGCTAATCTACATGGCCAATATTATAATAAATTATCTAATGAGTTTCTGGCAAAGAAACTCTTTGATGGCGTTCCAACACTAGTTATGGATAACATAATTAGTGGCAAGGTTTATGTAGATGGACTAGGGCTAAGTGAGAGAATTTGGGTTAATGGTAAGTTAATAGATAATAATATGAATAAGCTAATAACCAAAGCACTACTCTCTTCCACACCTGTGGAGACCCTAGCTAATGATGTCCTAAAATATGTTAATCCAAACATAAAGGGTAGTAGATTTTATTATGCACAAAGACTGGCTAAAACCACCATATCACATAGCTACCAATTAACATTATCACAGATTAATAAAAATAATCCATTCTGTGAAGGACTTTTGTGGGTAGCAGCTGGAGCCAAATCCTGTGAGATATGTCAGGATAGAGATGGTACTATATATGAGTCTAACTTTACCTATGGTGATTATACGACTGACCCACTACCACTAGAACACCCAAATGGCCAATGTATAATCATTCCACAAATGCAGGACTCATCCGATATTAGTAAACAGTTAGAGGATTGGATTTATTTTGGTGATGACTCTGTAGACAAGTGGACAAATGGTCTATAAATCTATGGACGAAAACCAGACCCTATGTTATAATATTCTTGTAAAGTAGTGTTCTATTTTGCCATATATTATCCTTTTCCACTGTTCCTTAATAATGGGCCCCAATTCCACATGGGGTCCAAAAATATACTAAGGGGGTAATATAATGGAATTTATTAAAAAAATATTAAAAGCACATGGTATAGAGGCTGATGTAATAAAAGCCATAATGGAAGATATGCCAGAAGTGGTTGCTAAGACTAAATATGATAAGGAAAAAGATAGAGCTGATGGACTTGCAAAAGAAAAAGTCGACTTAGAGGCTAAGGTAAAAGACGCTGATAGAAAAGATAACCAAATAGAAATACTAGAAACTCAAGTTAGTGATTTAAAAAAGGATAAACAAGCTATCCAGGACAAATATGATAAAGATATGAACGACATTAGGGTCAAAAACTATGTTAAGGACCAATTAGGTGGGAAACTAAAAGATGGCAAATACTTTGAACTACTTTACAAAGAAATAGAAACTGACAAAATAAAATTCAAAGATGATGGTTCTGTGGAAGGTTTTGATGTTAAACCATTAGAAGAAAAATATCCAGACCTATTTGGTGGAGACACTGGTGATAATAATCCACCAAGAAGAAAACCTGGAAAAGGTGAAGGCGAGTCACTTGGTGAAAAACTTGCTAAATTAAATAAAACTCAGACTATCAAAGTAGACCCATACTTTGGTGAATAAATTATTAATATAGAAGGAGGTTGTAATCATGGGTATGTTTAAAAAAGATAAAGAGATTGGTGGTACAAAAGAGATACTAAAATATGCTGGCCATTTCGTTGCTATACCATACAATGTTAAAAAGAACAATGCTAAGGCAGTGACTGAAAATGGTGTTAAAGTTATGAAAGCTGGTACTATATTACCTGCTGATGACGCTACAGCTGTGGGTGTTGTTTTAAACGACATTGTTATAGAATATGCTGGCGATAAAGGAATTGCAGTTCCACTAGTAGTACATGGATTTATAGATGGAACTAAAGTAACTCGTTCTGATAAAGCCGAAGCTGCTCTTACTCAAATTAAATTTATTGGTGGCACTGCTACTAAAGGTCAATAGAAAATAAAAATATAAAGGGGGAAACTTAAATGCGTATAGATGAATTAATAACTGCCAAAGATATTGTGGCATATTGGGAAACTAAATATATTGATACTGTTCCTATGTTAGGGGAAACATTATTCCCTAAGAAAAAGTACTTGGTTTAGAAATAGAATGGGCTAAGGGATTAAACAACACAGCTGTGGTATTAAAACCAGCTCAATTCGATGTTAAAGCTCCATTAAGAGATAGAAGAGGTTTCGAAACAATGAAAGCTGAAATGTGTTTCTTTAGGGAGTCTATGATAGTTAAAGAACAAGACCGCCAAAGATTAATGCAATTTATAAAAATGAATGACCCAACATTAGTTAACCTAGTATTAACTAACTTATATGATGATAAAGCTAACTTAATATCTGGTGCTAAAGTTCAAAGAGAGAGAATGATTATGCAATTACTTTCTACTGGTACTATTGCTATAGAAGGTGAAGAACAAGCATATCAATTCGACTATCAAATGCCATCAGCTAACAAAACTACTCCTAAAGTTAAATGGGACCAAGATGGAGCTGATATATATGGTGATATATTAGCAGTACAAAAAGCTGCTAGATTAGATAAAGGTGTGAACTTAACTAAAGCTATATGTAACTCATCTGTGTTCGACAAGTTATGTGTTTGTCCACAAATAGTAAAGGATATAAAAGGATTATCAGAAAACTATATAGTTACTAAATCAGATGTTGTTGCATGGTTTAAGAAAAATTAAATTTAAGTATAGCAGTTTATGACAAAATATTCGAAGATGAAGATGGTGTTATACAAACTTACTTCCCAGATGGTGTGTTCACTTTAATACCAGATGGAGCTCTTGGTGAAATGATGATGGGTACTACTCCAGAAGAGGCTGATGGAATATATTCTAATGCTGCTAATGTTGCAATAACTGATGGTGGTGTTGCAGTAACTACTCAAATAACTGTGGACCCAGTTCATGTTCAAACCATAGTATCAATGGTTGCTATGCCTTCTTGTCCAAAAGTAGACCATATCCATATAATAAAAGATGTATTAACTGCATAGGATAGGGGGTGTTTATTATGACACCACTAGAAGGTTTAAAATTGGAATTAAATGAAAAGGAGTTCCCTCACTTTAATGATGAGGAACTCCAATACTATTTAGATAAGTATGAGGATTTCGATCTAACACTATATTATTGTGCCAAGATGAAAGCTCAAAACACAGAAGTTACCTTCTCAGAAGGGATGGTAACTCCCGACCAAAGTGAATACTTTATGAAAGTGGCACTTATAGCCTATGACAGATGGCGAGGAAGAAATAATCAAAGTGGGGTGAAGTGATATGCTAAAATCAAATATGGATAATATTGTAAGTAAATCACTAAGCCAAGTAATTAAACAATTCCCAGATGAATTTAAAATCTATAGAACTAGCCTTAATGAATATAACGAACCATGTGAAAAACCAACATTACTCTGTGAGGGTGTTGGTTTATATCACGAGTCAGTGTATAGACAATTAACTAACTCTTATACTGAACAAGGTGTGGGCTATCAAAATGTACCTGGTAAATATTTTAAAATATTGAAAAAGGACATAGTCTGCCACTCAGACTTAGTAAGTGCTGAAACACTGGCACATGATATACACAGGGAGGATTTATTTGAATACAATGGCAAGACATTTACTATTATATCTACTGGTGTGGACCAGGAAGACTTTAATACTGCTTTCTATAATTTACAACTCGAGGAGGTGAAACCTTATGGACAGTAGACAAACTTTATTCTGGGACATTAGTGATTTAATGTCAGGTTTTGATAATACTAAAAGAAAATACTATCAAAGAGCTAGAAAATGGGCTGACACAGTTGGTAATGATATGGTCAAATATGTACAAGCTAATGGTCCATGGACTGATAGAACTGGTAATCTTAGAGCCCATCCATACTATGAAAAACACAGTAAGTGCGGTGGACAATACTGGTCTATAGCCATAGTACATGGTGAAGAATATGGGTATTGGCTAGAGAACTACTTCAATAAGCGTTTTGCTATTCTTGAGGACACCATTAACTGGGAGTATCCACGTTCTGTGGAACTACTAAGAGATTTGGTGTGCTGGTAGTATGTTTGGCCAACACTACAGAGAGATATTTAATGTATTGAAAGAGCATGGTATTAAAGTTTATCCAATGTCACAAGCAGTAAGTGACAATAAAGAGCCACATGTTGTTATTCAACATTTTGGTCCAATGAGAAATTCTGTTGTATCCAACCCAATGATGAGAGAGGATTATTACTATCTGTGGTGTTTTTACACAAAGGATAGTTATACTGGAGCCTGTGACTTTACAGGCAAAGTAGCTGAGGCTATGGAAGGAACACGATTCAATCGTGTGTATGAAAGTATAAGTAGTGAAATAAATCAATCTAAGTTGATGTACCAATTTAGATTAACCTATAAAATAAAACGATATAAGGGAGGAATATAAAATGAGTAAAGCCGCAAACAAAAATGTAACTGTTGTACCATTAACCGATGTGGTATTAGCAGTAATAACTACAGTTGAGACTGAGCCTAAAACATATGTATTTGAGACTGCTAGTAATGTAAGTACTGAAGAAGTTACTAAAACTACAGAAGAACAATCACTAGAAATAAAGGGTACTGTTTATGCTAATAAGCCATCTAAAACAATACCAATTGGTTATAATCTAACATTAACTAATAATGTATTTATGCCTGAGATAGCTGCACTATTAACTGGTGGTAAAGTTGAGTCTACTTCTAGTAGTAAGGTTAAATTTACTCCACCACCTGTGGGAACATCACCAAAGAAAACTAAATTTAGACTTGACCTATACTCAGAGGAAGATGATGAAGGTGGACCAACTGGAGATTATTTAAAAGTAACATTCGAGGGTTGTGAAGGTTCAACTTACCCAATAGCTATGTCTGATGGTTCTTATTTCTCAAATGAGATGGTTATACAATCTAGACCAGGTGCTGGTAAACCACCATACACTGCTGAGATGGTATCAAAGTTACCAGAATAAGGAAGTAAAGCTATGTATTAATTTACATAGCTTTTTTTAAACTATTTAAAAATATGAGGAGGTAATACCTATGCAAAATATAACTACTTTAGAGCAATTAAAACAAATAAAAGAACAATTAGTCCCTGTGGTAGACTTGGGTCCTTTTGATGATGACCAAGGACCACATCTTGTGGCTAAGTGTAAAAAGCCTAATATACTTGGATTAATAATGAATGGTAACTTACCCAATCCATTAATGAAAACTGCTATGTCACTATTTGAAAATAATAAGGAGTCAATAAGCCAACTGGATAAAGACCCACAAATGCTTAGTGATGTATTAAAACTTATGGATTTAATGGCTAGACAATGTTTGGTAGAACCTAGCTATGCTGATTTAGAGTCTGTGGGCATTGAGTTGTCACAAACTCAATTAATGAATTTATTGGTATATGTCCAAGGAGGTGTGAACGCTCTAGAGGGCTTTCGTCAAGAGTCCCAACCTGATAAGAGTGTTGAACCTATCTCAGATGTATCACCAAAAGCCGAGTAGTATACTTGGCATTGAAGATGAATACACCGCTTTCTGTTTGGACGAGGCTTGTTGTTATATAATGAACCGAGTAAACAATGGCGATAAAATAATACACAAAGTGGAAAAGAAAAATAGTAATGGCAAGAAGATGACTTTTAAAGATATGTTAAAGGAGAAAGGAGAGATTTAGCATGAGTATAAAACTCGGTACTGCTATAGCATATTTAACACTTGACGCTAAAGGTTTCCATCAGGGCTTGACTGAGGCCCAACAGTCCTTAGAAACTTTAAAAGTAATTCTGCCGATACAAGTAGTAAAATACAAGCTATGGGTCAAGTATTTGCCTCTACTGGTGCCTCATTAACTAAAAATGTTACTGTACCACTAGTTGGTATAGCAACTGAGTGTGTAAAGACCTCTAATGAGTTCGAGACTTCTATGCTTAAAGTTAAAGCACTATCAGGAGCCACAGGCCAAGACTTTGAGGCACTAAAAAGTAAAGCAGCTGAGATGGGTGAAACAACTATCTTTACTGCTAAGGAGTCAGCAGACGCTATGGGCTACATGGCACTAGCTGGTTGGAAGACTAGTGATATGTTGGCTGGTCTTCCCCCAATATTAAATCTGGCTGCTGCGGCCGGTTCAGACTTGGCACAAACATCTGATATAGTTACTGATAACCTTAGTGCTTTTGGCTTGAGTGCTGAACACGCAGAACACTTCTGTGATGTAATGGCTGCTACAATGGCCAACTCAAACACAACTGTGGAAATGTTGGGTGAGTCCTTTAAATACTGTGCACCAATAGCCCATCAATTAGGTTACTCTGTGGAAGATACTTCACTAGCTCTTGGTTTAATGGCCAACAGTGGTATTAAAGCGTCACAAGCTGGTACATCATTAAGACGTGGATTAACTAGCTTAGCTGCTCCTACTGATAAGGCTAAAGCATTAATGGATAAATATGGAATATCATTAACTAATGCAGATGGTACTTCCAAATCATTAAGAGAAGTATTAGAAATGTTAAGAGATAAATTTGGTGGACTTGGTATTGAAATAACAGACGCTAATGGTAATGTTAAATCATACTCACAATTAATGGACGAGGCTGCTAAATCAACTAATGGTGCTGCTAAACAACAAGCTATCCAAGCTGCTAATACCATATTTGGTAAGACTGCTATGTCTGGTATGTTAGCTATAACTAATGCCAGTCAAGAGAGTTGGGATAAATTAGCTGACGCAATAGATAATAGTGATGGTGCTACACAGGATATGGTTGATACTATGTCAGAAGGTTTGGACTATCAGATAACTATATTAAAATCTGAAGTATCAGAGTTAGCCAGACGTTTTGGTGATGTATTAAAACCAGGTGTTATGGCTGCAGTAAAAGTATTACAAGTATTAGTTAAAATGTTGGTAAATATACCAGCTCCAGTAAAAGCAATAATAGCTGCAGTACTAGCTGTGGTAGCAGCTATAGGTCCACTAATGCTGATTATTGGTACGCTCATAATTAAAATACCTGAGATGAAAGTCAAGATAAAAGCCTGTACTGAGGCTTTTAAATTCCTTGGTCGCTACCTGGGTGGTAATTTCCTTGGACTGGGTAGTAAGTTGATTACATTCTTTACCCACCCAATAAGTTCAATAGGTAACTTAATAAATATATTAAAAGGTGGACTAGTTAATGCTTTCAAAATGGTTGGTAGTGCAATCTCCCAGGTGTGGACATTTATGTTAGCTAACCCAATAACATTTGTTATAGCTGCTATAGCTCTATTAGTGGGCTCACTGGTACTATTATATAATAAATGTGACTGGTTTAAAAAGATGTGGAATGAGGCTTGGACAACTATAAATAAAGTATTCCAAGACTGTGCTAAAAGAGTTAGCGAAAAAATGGAAGAACTCAAACCACAGCTTGATAAGATAAAAGAGAACATTAATAAAATTAGTAAGGCATTTAGTGACTTTTTTAATAGTCCTGAGTTCCAGAAGTTCATGGAAGGTGTAGTTAATGCAGCTGTGGACCTAATAGTTTGGGCATTAGAAAAACTAACTGACTTCTTGATAATAGTTATTGATGTAGCTGGAAGAGCATTGGACGCATTAATCAAACTATTTGAAGGTGACTGGGATGGTGCTATTCAAGAGTTTGCTAGTATATTTGATGACTTGGGCAAGATGATATGCGACAGTTTAATGCAACTAGTAGAAAATGTTAAAGTAGGATTAGTTAAATTGTGGTCTAATATAAAAGGTGAGATAGAGGGTTGGCCATTTGCTGAAACAATTAAGAAAGTATTCGAAACTGTGTGGATAGCATTGGGTCAGGTCCAACAAGTAATAGAAGATTTATTTAATTTAATCCATGATGTGTTTACTGGTAATTGGTCTAGTATACCTGGTGATTTAGTAGACCTAATATGTGACCTTGGTGACTTAATTGTTACCACAGTAGGCAATATATTTGGAATTATTGGTCAAGCTATATGGGATGGTCTGTGTGCATTGGGTCAAGCTATATGGGATTGGCTACAAGGTCAATGGCAAGAGATATGTGACTATTGGAATAATATGATAGAGTCTATTGGTCAGTGGTTTGAAGAACTACCAGCCAGAGTAGAAGAAGGTTTAAATCAGATTGGACAAGCCATCCAAGATGGTTGGAACAGTATGTGGTCTTGGATAGGTGACCAATGGAACCAAATGTGTGAGGGTCTGGACACATTCTTCTTCGAAACACTTCCATACCTACTTGGATATGGTGTTGGTAAGATATTACAGTTCTTCCAAGATATTGGCCATTTCTTTACTGTGGACATTCCAGAAACACTAAATCAACTTGGAGAGGACATGGCTCAATTTATTGATGACTGTGTTAAGTGGTGGCAAACACTTCCAGGAAGATTAGCTGAGTGGTGGAACAAGACTATTGATGACGCTAATAAATGGAAGGATAACATGATAAAGAAAGCCAATGAGGCTGGTAGACAATTTGTAGAAGACTGTATTAACTGGTGGAAAGGTCTACCTGGTAGAATAGCTGAATGGTTTAACAACACAGTTGAAAAAGCACAATCATGGAAGGACAATATGGTTAGAAAGGCACAAGAGGCTGGCCAAAAGTTTGTTGACAACGTTATTAAATGGATACAAGGCTTACCTGGTAAAATACAAAAATGGTTTAATGATATACTAAAAAATGCTGGTGTATTTGGTAGTGGACTTGGAAAGAAAGGTAGTGACGCCTCTAATAAATTTGGTACAAACTTAAAAAATGGTATGAGCAAACTACCAAGTCAAATGGCTAGTATTGGTAAGAGTATAGTTCATGGTCTGTGGTCTGGTATTACTGGTGCAGCTGGCTGGTTAAGAGATAAAGCCAATGAATGGGCTACTAGTTTTAAAAATGGTATGAAGGCTGCATTTAAAATTAATTCACCTTCTAAGTTAATGAGAGACGAAGTTGGTGTTTATATAGCAGAAGGTGTTACAGAAGGGTTTGAGAATAGCTGGAATAACTTCATTGATAATGCTGGACAATACAGTAAACAACTGGTTGATGTATTTGATAGTAACAACTTCGATATTGGTCAAGCATTCCCAGATGGTTCTATAGCTAGTTCATCTGTGGTAAAAAATGTTCAAATGAGTTTAAACATAGATAAGTTCGAAAATAACAGAGAGCAAGACATTGGCCAATTAGCTGATGAACTAGCTTTCTATGTAAAACAAAGATTATAGGAGGAGGTTGATAATATGTTAAATGACTTTGTAGAATATCGAGAACCCATAAAATTTTATATAAATGATGAGTGTTCATTAGACTATGGCATTAAAGTGCTAAAGACTAACATATTATCATCACCAGCTCCATCCATTGATTACATTGATATTCCTGGTAGAAATGGCTCCCTTTCTGTGTTCAATGGTTGGGAAGATTTTACTCTAACTCTTGAGTGTGTTATAGTTGGTGATGAAATGGAAAGAATGGCAAACACAGTTAGAAGAGCCAAAAGATTTTTAATGAGTGGTACTGAGAATAAACTACAAACTGATGAGGACCCAGACTTTTATTTAATAGGTACTATAGATACTAAATTAGATATTGACGAAGTATTAGAAAAATTCACAGATGGATTTACTGTCAGCTATAGATGTCACCCACACAGATACTATAAGGACAGTAACTCAATTACATTAACCAATGGTGGCAGTACTGAGATAAATATAATAAATGATGATACTAAACCCATTATAACTGTTGTGGGCAGTGGTGATATGGTATTAACTATTGGTGATAGCTATCTGAATGTAAATGACATATACCAATCAATAATTGTAGACTGTAAGTCTATGGACTGTTATAAACTAGATAGCAATGGACTTCCTACCATATCACAGAACTATAAAATGTATAGTTACTTCCCTGTGTTAAAACATGGTAAAAATAATATTAGTTTACAATGTACTGATGGAATGAAAGTTACTATAAATTGGAGAGAGGTGAGTTTATATTGATACCTGTATTATATAATTCCAACGAAACTGACTTTACACACAATGGACTAGGTGTGTTAGCTGATATTGATAAGAACCAAATATATGTAGAAAGGGAGAGAAATGGTACCTACCTATTAAACTTCCGATACCCAGAAGATGGACTACATTCTGACCTACTAGAGAATGAGATGATTATAAAAGTAGACGCCTCTCCTAGATATAAAAACCAACTGTTTAGAATATATTATATTGGACGTTCTCTGGGTAGTCAAAAGAATATATATGCAGAGCCAATATTCTATGACTGTAAACATGACGCATTAACCACACCAATAGATGGCACTATGACTTGTCAAGAGGCTCTAAATCAACTAAGAAATAAATGTGTATTCTCACTAAAAAGGGGTACTATGAGATCTGACCTACCAACTGCTAGTTACTATCAACAAGATGTAAATACTATCATGGAATGTATTGTTGGCAAAGAAGGCAGTATAGTCCAAACCTTTGGTAATGGACCTGACTTAATAATTGATAACTTTGACTTAACTGTGGTCCAACATGGTGGTGAGGATAATGGTGTTACTGTTACCTATGAGAAAAACCTAACAGGCTTTGAGATGTTAGTTGATAGTCAAGATAAAATAACTGCACTAATACCATATGTAAAGTATAATGATGAGGATAACAAGGAACATACCATTTATGGTGACATGATTAAGACGACAAATTATAGTGAAGAACTACCATATATCTATTATAAAGATTTCTCAGATAAGTTCCAAGATGACCAAGGTGTTACACAGTCTATTCCAACTGTGGAAGAAATAAATAATATATGTGACCAATATATGAGAAGTTCCACAGCTGTGGTTGATATAGACTCACTAACTTATGAAATATCATTCCAACCATTAGCTAATACTGAACAATACAGGGACCTAAGGGTTTTAGAGGAGTTAGACCTATTAGATACTGTTGTTATTCAGAATGAAAAAATGAATGTTGTGGACTCAGCCAGAGTTGTTAAAACTAAGTACAACCCTGTGACTGAACAATTTATATCCATGACATTGGGTCAACCAAATACTACATTGGGTCAATTAATAACTGACCAAGAGAAGGACCCAGAGGTTATACAATTAAAAAGAAAAGTAAATAACATAGCGGCTAATGGTGTTAAGTTCCCAGATGACTTGCCAGATATAAAGGATATACAACAAATAGCTGTGGGAATGTTTTTTAGTGTAACTATTAAATTGACACAACTTAATCAGCCATACTGGTATTATCAAATATATGCTAGCCAAGTAAATGATTTTATACCTGCCAGTAGTAATTTAGTATATGAAGGGCCAGACAGTGGTTATTTCCATGAGGTTAAACCCAATCAGACTTGGTATTATAAAATAAGAATAAAAAACTGTTATGACCATTACACAGAATTTTTACCACAGATAAATGCTACAACTGCCAAGATAAGTGATGGTGCCCAATATTTTGAAGAGGCGGCAATAGCCAGTGCATTGATAGGTAATTTAATGGCTGATAAAATAACTGGTGGTGTATTAGACTTTAATGCTGTGGAGGGTATTAATATAAAGGGTGAAAATATCATAGCTCGTAATTTTACTGCCACAGATGATGAGGGTAATATAACTATGAAAATAAGTTCAGATGGTGTGTTACAAGATATGACACTATATATGAGAGACGCTGAAGGTATAATTACCAGTTATGCTACTTTTGATGGTAATGGATTTTCAATATTTAAACCAGATGGAACCCCAATATGTTATATAAATGGTGAGGGCTCCTACCTACGAGATTTAAAAGCTGACCATATAGACTGTGATGAGTTAGTTCATTTCCAACCTGGTGAGTATGGTGAGCAAAGGGATTTTTATGTTTTCTGTGATGAGAATGGTAATACCAAAGATGGTTACTATCCATCTATACAGTCAGTAATTAGCTATATAAGAAATAGTGGTAATTTCTGTACTGTGAACAACTATATACATGTTATGTCTGGCTCACACCTAACTGGTCCAATATATCTAGAGGATATAGCTGGTAAGGGTGTATTTAAAATATTATTTGAGGAGAACACTTCCATAACTCTTACTGATACTATATACAATGGTTCGGACTCAAGATTAGAACTAGTTGGACCAAGCGATAACTGTGTTTCTAATGATAGTGATGTATCTGATACTGAACTAGCTAAATGGCCTGTTATATATACTAATGGTTTTGATTTAACGGATGCCAGACTTAGGGGTGGTATAGAGATAAGTGGTTTTAAGGTAAGAAATGTTGGTGAACAAAGTGGTACATGTATTGTGGGTGCATACTCATCTGGTTATGCCAAGGTGACTAACTGTGATGTTTATAACTTTGATATATGTGTATACACTTCTGGTGGTGCTATTGGTGGTATGTATAACTGTAGGGGTGACAAAGTAAACCATGTATTCGCTGGCTATGACTTATCTGTGGGTATGGCTGGTAACCATGTTCCTAACTACACAAGCGACTTTGTATATGATAATGGTGTGGCTATGTATAACTGTACTGCGAATGACTGTAATAAAAGACCTACCAAGTGGTGGACTACAGCACATCTTGGAACAGATACAGGTAGTACTAATGTTGATAGTGTAACCATAGATAGTTGTAAAGTTCCACAGGTGTTAGAGAACCTTTATACAACTGTGTCTGGTAGTGGTAGAGTAACATCTGCTCGTAAGGGTTATACTGGTCAAGGTAATTGGTATGGATACAAAAATCATACAGGACATGCAACTATACCAAATGATGTATCTAACTATATTATGAAAAATGAAGTAACCTCAATTAGATTAATAATAACTAGATTAGATACTGGACATGGATATGCTGGAGCAGTACCACACCCTGTGATTAAGGTAGGTTCAACTACATGGGATAGCAATACTAAGTTCAGCAGGGGACAGACCCAAACTATTGAATTACCTAGTAGCATAGTGGGAGAAATAAAAAATGGTGCTAAGGAGATGTTATTTGTGGGAACTGGTACTCAACAATATAGTTATTATAATAATTTAAAACTTGAGATAGAAACAAAAGAAAAAGTTAGTGATAATGGTGGTGGTAGTGCACCAAGTGGTGGTACTGTCACAACGCCTAGTACTGGTGATGGTAATAGTACAGACACACCTGTGGTAGTGATACCTTCCACAGACTGGAGAGATACTGGAAGGATATCCAAAGCTGGATTTAGATTTATAAAGGGAATGGAAGGTTTCTATCCTTTTAAATATCAAGATAGTGGTGGATATTGGACCATAGGTTATGGTGTAACATATATTGGTGAAAAAGATATTTATAACCAATTAGTATCTCAATCGCCATTAACTGAGGAAGTAGCTGCCAAAACATTCTATAGTTTAGTAAACAGTAGATATGCTGCCAAGATACTATCTACTTGTAAATCTATTGGCTTAACTAAACAATGTCAGTTCGATGCTCTTATTTCATTAGCTTATAATGCTGGTACTGGTACTATAACAGGTACAAATACTTTGATGACCGCAATAAGAAGGGACCCAACAGACGAGGCTAAAATAAGAAGTATCTGGGAGAGATTTAAATGTACTTCTAATGGTGTGTATTTATCTGGTCTGGCTGCACTTAGAAAGCAACAATGTAATATGTTCTTTGGCCAAGAGTTTGAGACTAGAAAAATATTACAAGCCAAAGTTGGTGGTGGATTTACTTATGTATCAAGTAATAATGGTAATGGTTGGTTACCAGATGATGACTCATACACACCATCAGCAAGTAGTGGTACTCCTCCTGTGGTAAATAATCTATCTGCTAACGTTGTAAATGGATTGATACACTTTACATTTAGTGTGGCCGATGCTGATAATGATATATCTAAAGTGTATTATAAGATTGGTTCATCTAATCCATGGAAAGAACTAACATTACAATCTAGTGGTAACTATGAATATACTTATCCAGAAAGCTTAGGAAGTGGTACATTCTATATTTATGCTAAAGCTGAAGATACCAAAGGTAATACTTCCACAGTCAAGAATGTTAAGTTGGTTGTTACTGATGAAGGTGGAAGTGGTACTACTGAGACTGTGGTACCAACAATTAGTTGGGTTGACCAAAATCATGTAACAGTAACTAAGGGTACTAATGACCTAAAAGGTATATTGTATAGCACTGATAACTATACATGGAGTTCTATGAATATTAGTTCTAGTGGAACATATACACTAAACTGGGATTTAAGTGCTGGAAGTTATACTCTATATGTTTATGCCATGGATATATTATCAAATGTTTCCACAACAATAACTAAATCAGTTACTATTGAAAGTACTAGTACGACTATCAAAGATTTTAGTTATCCAGATGAGTTAGTAGACCTAGCTAAGACATATTGGACCCATGCAGATGATGAATATGATGGAAGTACATCATGGTCACAAGGTACTACATATAGAGCTAGTAATACACCAATGTCTGGTGTGTGTAACACAGGTCAAAGTGATAGTGATAGTATCTGGGTTAAATATACAAGTAGTGGTAAAACTAGAAACTATAAAGCTATTGACTGTTCCACTTTTGTGGGCTTAGTATTAAGGGGTTGGGACTACTCAAGTGGTCCTTATGCAAGTGCTAGTAACTGTACTACATTTAGAAACAATGGCAAACCAATCAAGTCTGGTTGTAAGTGGGGTCTAGCTCCAGATAGAAGTGCAGCTGATATTGGTAAGTTCTTTGCTGAGGATAGTGTTAGAAAGAACTGGGTTTTACCTTCTAAGGACCCATCTACCTTCAAGAAAGGCGATATAGTATTCTGGTCTAAAAAGAATAGTGATGGAACTTGGGTACAACCAGATAGATATAAACAAATATCTCATGTTGGTATTGTTTATGAAGTTACAAGTGAGGGACCAAGAATTATAGAATCTACTAATGTAATACTTGATACTGGTAAGAAACATACATTAACAGATGGAACTGAGAAGAACTGTGGTGTGGTTATCAGAAAAATAACATATGTAGATAATATAACTATGGCGGTAAGATTACAGTTCTAGCTTGATATATTGGCCACAGTATGATATAATTAAATTGACCATACTGTGGTCTTTTTTTATGGAAAGGAGAGATTGGTTATGATTATTAAAAAACATAAGGTAAGGTTGGACAATGGTGAGTTCACACAGGATAATCCAATATTCCTGTATGAAGGAGATACCAATGTCTATGTCCAAATTGGTTTTTTAGACAATGATTATAAAAAGTTACTAAAAGATGTACCAGATGGTACCTCATGTACTGTTAAGATTACACAACAGGGATATGACCCAGTAAGTGTAAATACACAAGTTATAGATAGTAATGTTTGTGTAAAGTTTACTGTGAAAACTGATACCACTAACAGAGGTCATGGTGGGATACAGGTAATAGTCAACTGTGGTGATACCAAGGAAACCTACCACCATTGATATATGAAATAAGACCAAACATTATAACTATCCAAGAAGAAAATCAATCTGGTGGTGGGTTAGTATGTTCAGATGGTAGTGTAATAATTACTTCTAATGGTAGTATATTTAATATGGATGGGGTGAATTAGAATGAAAAGAAAAGAAGTCAAAATAGTGGATTTACCCAGAGTTGGTAGAGCCACTGACGAAGATTTAATAATAATACAAAAAGCTGATGACTCC